TTGTCCGTCGCGACTCGCCTAAAATCTATTCTCGGCTTCGAAACTAAGGCCAGCCTCGCTGAGCCCGACGACTTTCTGTTGTCGCTTTTCGGTGCCGCCCAGACCATCGCCGGCGCCAATGTGACCCCGGCCAGCGCCATGTCGTGCGCGCCGGTCGCGTGCGCGGTCCGCTCGATCTCCGAGGCGGTCGGCCAGCTTCCCTTGCGCATCTACAAGCGGACGGCCGACGGCGGCAAAGAGCCGGCTACCAGCCATCCCCTTTACCGCCTCCTTGGTGACGCACCGAACACCTGGACGCCGGCCTCGCTCTTCCGTTCCCAGGTCACTGCCGACGCACTGTTGCAGCCCTACGGCGGCTTCGCGCAGATCGTGCGTGTTGACGGCCGCCCCTTCGAACTCATCCGGCTAGATCCCCAGCTTTCCGCGATCGTCGTCGACTACTCCAACTTCGAACCGGCCTACGCCATCAAGGCGGACGGCAAGAACCCGGCGCGCGAAATCCCCGCCGCCGACATCATCCACATTCATAGCCCCGCATACCGCCCCTCGCGCGGCCTGGTCGGCGAGGGCCGCGAAGCCATCGCTCTGTGCATGGTCCTGGAGCAGCACGCGGCGCGCCTGTTTGGCAACGGGGCGAGGCCATCTGGCGTCCTCTCACTTAAAGGCAGCATCACCGCAGACGCACTCACCAAGGCCAAGGCGGCATGGCAGGCCGCGCATAGTGGGACCAACTCCGGCGGGACCGCAGTGTTGCCCAGTGACGCTTCCTGGCAGGCGATGACCTTCTCTAGCGTTGACGCCCAGTTCCTAGAGCTACGCAAGTTCGCAATCGCGGAGATCGCGAGGCTGTTTCGCGTTCCGCTGCACATGCTGATGGAGGCGGACCGCTCGACGCCGCGCAGTATCGAGGCGCTCGGCCAAGAATTCGTCACCATGACCTTGCTGCCTTGGCTGAAGGGCTGGGAACAGGCCCTCGAATTGAAGCTCTTGGCGAAGGAAGAGCGCGATCAGTTCTGCATCGAATTCAACCTGGACGCCTTCGCCCGCGCCGATCTCCTCGCCCGCGCACAAGCTCTTTCCGTCGCAGTCGCAGCGCGAATCTTGAACCCCAATGAAGCGCGGTCCATCGGCTTTGGCCTGCCTGCCTATGTGGGCGGGGACACCTTCGAAAATCCGAATACCAGCAGCGCACATGCCGGCGGCGCACTCAGCGCGAGCGGCAAGACCAACGATCAAGAGGCCGCCTGATGCTTCGCACCATCCACCTTCATGGCAAGCTCAGCAAAGAATTCGGCGCGTCACATCGCTTCGATGTTGCGACGGCCGCTGAAGCTCTACGCGCGCTCAACTGTGCGTTCCCCGGCCGCTTCGTGAAGGCGCTGGAGCAAGGGGCCTACAAGATCGTGCGCGGTGACAAGCGCAACGGCATGCAGCTCGACCTCGATCTCGTGAACCAGTTCAACCTGGGCCTCGCGGATCTCCACCTGATCCCGGTCGCCAAGGGCGCGGCATCCAATACGGCCAAGGGCACCACCAAGATCGTGCTCGGCGCTGCGCTGGTCGGCGGCGCGCTGTTCTTATCCGGCGGTTTGCTTGCAACTCCGCTGGCGGCATCCGGCATTCTGAGCGGCACGACTTACGGCACCGTGGCAGCGATCGGCCTTGGCCTCGCACTGTCTGGTGCATCAACGCTCCTGACCAAGCCCGCCGGTCAACCAACGCAGACTTCCAACGGCCTCAACGTCAACGGCGGCAACATCGGCAATTCCGGCCAGCAGGGCAATGCGGTCCCGCTGATCTATGGCGAGTGCATGGTCGGCACGACCCCGGTCGAGGTTTGGTCCGACGTCGAGGACATCAACGTCTATGCCGACAGCGCCGGCTCAATCGAGACCGCATTCGGGGAGCGCGGCTAATGGCTGATCTCTCCTACACCACCTTTTTCGGCGACGGCGAATACGCATTCCTGCTTACGCCCGCAATGATCCGGGAGCTTGAGACGAAGTGCGGTCCCGTCGGCGCGATCAGCAATCGTCTTTTCGCGCGCAACTTCGCCCAGGCCGATCTCTCCGAGCTCATTCGGCTCGCGTTAATCGGCGGCGGAGTGACGCCCAAGCGCGCCAATGAGCTGATCGTCGCTTATGTCGACGGCCGCCCGCTTATCGAAACATACGAACTCGCCGCCAAGATCCTTGAGCGGACGCTCTTCGGCAACCCTCACGGAGATCAAGCAAGTGCAAGTTAACCTCACCGCCAACGGCGCGACCAATCCAGTCCCTTGGTATGGCGGCGCCGGCACGTTCTCTGCCTACGGCAACTTCGGCGGCGGCACTGTCACGCTGCAAATGTCGCCTGACAATGGGACGACTTGGGTCAACGTCGATTCATCGGGCGAACACTACTCTACCTTCACCACCAATGGCACGTGCGGCTTTGTGCTCGGTCTCTGCCTTATCCGCGTTCAACTCACTGGTGCGACCGCGCCGTCCATTACGGTCTCCATCTGATGGACCGCCTTGAAGTCAAAGCGACGCTCAGCGTCACCGATGCTGGCGAGATCGTCGGCACCGCTTGGCCGTTCGGCGAGCCGGACACGACCGGCGACCTCATCGTCAAGGGCGCGTTCAATTTCGTCTCGAATGAGCTTCCGGTCCTGTTCCAGCATAACCCGTCTGATCTGATCGGCACCTGGACCGACGCTGCGGAGACAACTGACGGCCTAGTGGTCAAAGGCAAGCTCCACATGGATCAGCCTCGCGCTCGCACCGTGCTCGGCATGGTCAAGAGCGGCTTGGTTTCCGGTTTGTCGATTGGGTTCAAGACCAGGTCGTCAACTCAACAGGGCCGCAACAGGGTAATCGCCGCGCTCGATCTTTTCGAGATCAGCGTCGTTCGCAATCCCGCTCATCCTCGCGCTCGCATCACCAGCGCAAAGAATTACGACACCGCGGAAGCGGTGGCCGCAATCATTCGACGCTTCACGGCGGCGTCAACCAACTGACCTCAACCTCTGAAAGGCAAAGTCCCACTCCAATGAAGCATGTTTCCCCCATCGAACTGAAAGACACCGGCGCCGGTAACGACGACCCGGCTGCGATCGTGACCAAAGCCCTGGAGGGCTTCCAGGGCACGTTCGAAGATCGCATCAAGGCCATCGAGACCAAGTCGACCGAACGCCTCGATCGTCTTGAGGCCAAGCTGAATCGCCAAGGCCACGGCGCTGGCGCCGAAGTCGAGACCAAGTCTTTCGAGACGTTCCTTCGCCACGGCCCGGACGGCCTGAGCGAGATCGAAAAGAAGTCGCTCGCCGCCGCCGGCAATACCGTGCTCACTCCGCCGGAGTTCGGTCAGGAAGTGCTCAAGCTACTGCGCCAGTTCTCGCCCATTCGCCAATATGCGCGCGTGGTTACGGTTGGCTCGGCACAGGTTCAGTATCCGCGCCGCACCGGCTCGACCGCTGCGACCTGGGTTGCGGACACTGCCGACCGCACCCCGAGCGACCCGTCTTACGAAGGCGTGAACATCACGCCTTTCGAAGCGGCGACCTATACCGACGTGTCCAATCAGCTCCTTGAGGACAACGCCTACAATCTCGAAGGCGAGCTGGCTTCCGATACGGCGGAATCGTTCGGCATCGCCGAAGGCACCGCATTCGTGAAGGGCAACGGCACCACTCAGCCGGCCGGCCTGATGACCGCGAGCGGCATCTCGCAGATCATCACGGGAGCGGCTGCAAACTTCCCGAGCTCGACGCCGGCAGACGTGCTCATTGGCATGTTCCACGCAATCCCGACGCTCTGGGCACAGCGCGGCGCGTGGCTGATGAACCGCAATACGATCGCGGCCATCCGTCTCTTCAAGGACGGCATGGGCCGTTACCTCCTGATCGACGACCTCGCGAACGGCGGCGCGCCGACGCTGCTTGGCCGGCCGATCGTTGAGGCGCCGGACATGGACGATATCGGGGCGAACAAGTTCCCGATCCTGTTCGGCGACTTGTCCGGCTACAGGATTGTGGACCGGATTTCCTTTCAGGTGCTTCGCGATCCCTACAGCATGGCGACGAAGGGCCAGACCCGCTTCCACTCGCGCAAGCGCGTGGGCGGCTCGATCACGAACCCCGACCGCTTCGTGAAGCTCAAGATTTCGGCGACCTAAGAGGAAAAGAATATGGGGCTCGCAGCGAATACCTATTCCCTCCAGCTCGGCAACACGTCTTTCGACTTGAAGCCGTCGCTGCGGGCCGCATTCGTCTTGAACGAAAAATACGGTGGCTTCCAGAACCTCTCGCGCCACCTCGCGGAAGGCAGCATCACCGCCGCCGTCGACGTAATCAACGCCACCATCGCCGATCAGAAGGCCTGGGCCAAATACGCGCTCGCGCCTGACAGCACGGTCGTGTGCGACCTCATGAACGCATTCGGCGACCTGATCGAGTTCGTCCTGTTGCTCGCGGGCGCCGACGACATCAGCGACAAAGTCGACGCCGGCAAATCGATCCCATTCAATGAATACTTCACCCAACTCTTCCAGATCGGCACCGGCTGGCTTGGCTGGGCGCAGGATGACACCTGGGAAGCGACACCTGCCGAGATCATCAACGCTCAGAAGGGACGCATGGAAATGCTCAAGGCCCTGTTCGGCAGCAAGGAGCAATCGGCAGACACTACCGACGTTACCAGCATCAAGGACGACCTCAACGCCATCGGCGACCTGACCAACCATGTGAGGCCGCGCTAATGCCCTACAAGTGTGGTCGAGTGTGCGCTTGCGGACGGATTGTTGCCGGCGATGCTCGCTGTGTATGCCAAAGCCAGCGCCGCAAGGAAGCCGACCAGCGTAGGCCGAACGCCAACGATCGCGGCTACGATAGCCGCTGGAGCAAAGCCCGCCGCACGTTCCTGGACAAGCACCCGCATTGCGCCATGTGCGGCAAGCCTGCCGTCGTGGTCGACCACATCAAGCCGCACCGTGGCGACAAGCTCATGTTCTGGGACAAGGGCAACTGGCAGCCTCTCTGCACCCATCACCACAACAGCACCAAGCAATCAATCGAGCGCCGGCAATGAGCAATGAGACCAAGCTGTGGTGTGCCGTGATCTCGCAGGCGATCACTGATGCAACCCTACCACTCGACGTGACGACCAGACGCGAACGCACCGAGCGCCAGCGAGCGCGTGATTGGTTCGTCCAGGATGATCGCAGCTTCCGTGATGCCTGCTATCGAGCGGGCTTCGAGCCTGATCGCGTGCGCAGCTACGTGCTGCCGCTGATCGCGGAGGCGGGCAAGCATGATCAGCCGATGCCACAACGCACGCGGAAACGCCGTGTCCGGTTCTCAGCGAGACATACCCCGGGGGTGGGTGAAAACATCACAAACGACCGCCGCGACCGGAACACTCCCTCGACGCAAGAGACCCCCGAATTGGAGATTTTCTGACCATGGCCGCAGTCACTTTGGCCGAGCTCAAGGCGCACCTGAACCTCACCACCGACCAGGACGACCAGCTTCTCGCCGGCAAGCTTGAGGCCGCGAGCGCGTGGGTTGGCGCCTATACCGCGAGCGATCCCGGCCTGGACACTACTCCGGCGCCGATGAACGAGGCGATCCTACAGTTGGCCGCGCACCTCTATGAGAACCGCGAGGCCAGCCTTGTGGGCGTCACCGCGTCGGCGCTGCCCTTCGGTTTCCTCGATTTGCTGGCCCATTATCGCGCGTTTGCGTTCTGAAATGACCATTTCCGACCCCTCATTGAGCCTGCAAAAGGCTATTCGAGCGCGTCTGATCGCGAGCCCGGAGCTCATGGCCCTCGTGCAGGCTGATCACGTGATGGACGCCAACGGCCGGCCCGAGGTGATGCCTGCTGTTTTCGTCGGCGAAGGGCAGACCGTCTTTCGGCGCTGGGACGCCACGACCTACGCGACCCTCCATGTTTGGTTCGCAGAGCCGGGCTTGGTCCAATGCAAGGAAGCAGTCTCCCCGATCGTCGCGGCGCTGCGGATCGATGCCCAGGCCGATGGCGTGCTGCTGATCGACGGCTTCACCGTGCACGACATGCAGGCCACCCAAACCCGCTACGTCCGAGATCCTCACGGTTCCTACAGCCATGGCGTAGTGACCGTCGCCGCCATCGTAAAGGCGAGGACAGCATGAGAGCCGGTAACCTCGATCGCCTGATTGAAATCCAGCGCCGCACCACCGGCTTGGACCTCTACGGCACTCCAACTGAGACCTGGACGGTGGCCGCTACCCTGCGCGCCCAGCTCTTGCAGCACGCCACCGACGACAAGGAAGGCCAGCGCGGCCATACCACGGACGTAGTCCGGACCTTCCGGACGCGCTGGCTCGACGGCGTCGGGCTCGACAACCGCGTCACCTATGACGACCAGCAGTATCAGATCACCCAGATCAAAGAGCTGGGCCGCCGCCGTGGCCTCGACCTCACCGTTGAGAAGGTCGGGCCATGATCTCAGTCCTCGAGCGCGTAGATGGCGCGAAGCTTTTTCTCGATCTCTGCCACTCGCCGAATACCGGCCGGCCGCAAGTAGCCTCGGCTTCTTGCTTCGGTAAGGACGCGCCAGTCACCTTTATTGCGATGAGGAATCACCGAAACGCCTACCAGGCCGAGGCCGCTCTCTCGCAACTGCTCAATGATGATCCAGCTCAAATCGCCATTCGAAATCGGTTTTTTAGCCATCGAATCTCCTCAGCCCGGCTGAAGCCTATCCGCCCCCGGTTGCGGCGCAAGTCCGGTCCATTTCGGGGGCCAAAATGACGGGCCTGATCACCGCAGAGCGCCTCCGGCAATTGCTTGCCTATGATCCTGCCACCGGCATCTTCCGCTGGAAGATCAGCACCAACGGCCGTGTAAAGGCCGGCGATGTTGCTGGTCATATCAATAGCGTCGGCCATCGCCGGATCTGTATCGACGAGCGATTTTACCAGGCCTCCCGTCTCTGTTGGCTCTACATGACCGACTCCTGGCCGAGGGGGCGCGTGCGTCGCGTCAACGGCATTCTAGATGACAACCGATGGATCAATCTGTGTTTGAGGGCCGCGTGAAGGGCCGCAAACCAGAGCTCATGGCCGACGCCAACGCGCTCGACGCCTCGACCCGGCCGCCGTCCTGGTTGAGCAAACAGGCCAAGGCCGAATTCCGCCGCGTAATGCCGGAGTTGGCGAAGCGTCGCATCCTAACCGTCGCGGACCTAGGCTCATTGGAGAGCTATTGCGTAGCCATGGGCAGGGTTCGCCAGTTGGAAGGCCTCTTGCGCACCGAGATCGACCTGAAGCTCCTCCGCGCCCAGGACAAGAGCATGGTGACGGCTCGCCAGCTTGCGGCCGAACTCGGCCTGACCCCTGTTTCCCGATCCCGTCCGGCTGTGCGCGACAACGACAACGAAGGGGACGATGACAACCCGCTCGCCCTCTAAGGACACCTATCCGCACTGGATTTTCGACGACACGCCCATTCCCGACCCGTTCGGCCATGGCGAGCGCGCAGTCGAATTCCTCCGGCGGCTCAAACATCCAAAATCGACGCTGCCCCGAATGCAATTTCAGCTCGATCTCTGGCAGGAAAGGATTGTCCGCGCGATCTATGGGCCGCGCGACGACGCCGGCAACCGGATTGTCAGCACCGTTGTCATCCTGGTCCCGCGCGGTAACCGCAAGACCAGCCTGTCCGCTGCCTTGGCTCTGCTTCACACCATCGGCCCCGAACGGGTTGCCGGCGGCGAGGTGATCTTTGCGGCCAGTGATCGCAGCCAAGCCGGCATCGCCTTCAAAGAGGCCCGTAGCATCGTCCAGGCCGATCCTAAGCACCTGGTCCCGGTGACGAAGATCTATGACGCCTTCAACAGCGCAAAAAAGATCGCCTATCCACGCGAGGGGACTGAACTCGAAGTCATCTCCGCAGATGCACCGAGCAAGGAAGGCAAAACGATCTCGTTTTGCCTGGCAGACGAAATTCACGTGTGGCGCGGAAATGATCTTTGGAAGGTCCTGACCAACGGCCTGGACAAGATCGACAACAGCTTGCTCGTGGTAGCGACCACCGCCGGCCGTGGGCAGGACAACATCGCCCATGAAGTGATCGAGCGCGCCCGCAAGATCGCGCGCGGCGAGATCATCGACCCGACATGCCTCCCTGTGCTTTTTGAGTCACCGGCAGATGTTGACTATGCCAGCGAGGAGGCTTGGCGCCGCGTCAATCCGGGGAGCGCGCACGGCTATCCGTCGATCGCCGGCTTCAAGCGCCATATCGCGCGCGCCAAAGACAGTCCCACCGAACGCGACAGCCTGTTGCAATACAAGCTCAACGTCTGGCTTGACCATTCGACCTCGCCCTTTGTGGACATGCTGACCTATGACAAGGGCGCGGCGCCGATCGACTATGAGGCCTTGCGCGGCGCGCCGTGCTGGGTCGGCGTCGATATGTCAAAGACCAGTGACCTTTCGGCTGTGATCGCATGCTTTCGGGAGGGTGACACCTACACCGTATTGCCACACTTCTTTTGCCCCGAGGCCGATATCCGCCGACGCGGCGACCTCGATGGGGTCAACTACGTTTCTTGGGCCAAGGACGGTTTCATCAGTCCAACGCCTGGCAACGTGATCGATAACGCTGCTGTCGCGGACTACATTCGCTCGCTCTCGGAGCGCTTCCAGGTCCAGGAGATCGGTTTTGACGTGGCCTATGCCCAGGCTGTGATGGCGCCTCTGGTCGACGAAGGCTTTCCAGTAGTCACTATCCGGCAAGGCTGGGTAACGCAATCACCCGCGCTCAACACCCTTGAGGCCGCAATCATCAGCGGCAACTTCCGGCACGGCGGACACCCCGTCTTGCGCTGGAACTTCGCAAACGTCGCGATCCACAAAGATGCAAACGACAATCGGATCATTCACAAGAGCAAGAGCACCGATCGCATTGACGGCGTCGCCGCGACCTGGATGGCCGTGTCGCGTGCGGCGGCCGGCGATAGCAGCCGCTCGATCTATGAACATCCGGACGCTGTTGAGCTTCTATCGTGGTGACCTATGGCCGATGACCTCGACGACTACCTGCTATCATTGCCCGACCGGCTCACCGAGCGACTGAGCGACGCGCTGCGCGAGCAGGCCTTCCGCCTTTCGGACGCCCAGCGCGAAGCTTTGCGTGCCCTTGAACAGTCGCCAGAGAGCGGCGCGCTGGAAGCGTCGTGCACGGTCGCTCCCGGCGCCAATGGCCTCGAATACATCGTGATGGCCGGCGGCGACATGACGACTAAGGAGGTCCGCGAAGGTAGCGGCGAGCCTTATGACTACGCGCTCGGTTTTGAATTCGGGACCAGTCACCAGGCGGCGCGGCCATTCTTCTACCCGACCTACAACGCCATGCGCGACGACATGCAAAAGGCGATCGACGAAGCTGTGAATGAGGTTTTCAATGACTGACGACAAATGCGCCCGCTCGATCACCTGGGCCGGCGGCACCCAAACTTTCACTCTGGCGCACCCATATGTGCAGCGCGTGTTGTCATGGCGCGGCATCCCCGGTCCAGGCGGTAGCTCGATCGCGGCTGTCATGGCGCGCTTTGAGGCCAGCAACTATTCGGCCAGCGACGTAGAGCGCCTGATCGAGCTGGCCCTGGTCGGGGGCGGCACGCCAGAGCGCGAAGTTGAAGCGCTGTTAGACGCCCATGTGCGCGGCAAACCGCTTGCCCCCAATGTCCTGATCGCCAGCGAAGTCCTGGCGGCCCTTTTCGTCGGAGATACCCATGCCAGCGCCTAGCCTCAGGATCCCCATCAGCGTCGATCTGGAGAAGTTCAAGGCCCAGATGAAAGAGACCAGCTCGCTGGCCAGCACCGCTACGCGCCAGATTGCGAAGCAGTTTTTGGCCATGAACGAAGACATCGGCAAGAGCATGGCCGGCGCCGCTGCGAAGTCGGCGCTTGGCCTCGCAACCAATGTCGCGCTGGTCGTGGGGTCATTCAAGCTGATGACGGCGGCGATCGCTGGCGCGCGCGAGCAGATGCAGCAAATGGTCGATATCGCCGACAAGGCCCAAAACCTTGGCGTATCGCCCGCGTTCCTTCAGGCCTTCACCGCTGAAGCCAAGAAATTGAAGGTGGAGGCCGGCGAGCTCGAATCTGCGCTCGACCATGCCTTCAACGCGACCAAGGAACAGTCGCCGATCGACATCGGCGAGTGGACCTTGGGCGAGGAAAAAGTCACCAGCGTCGAGAAGGCATTACGCGTCTACAATGAGACCTTAGCCAAGACTGCCGGCCAGCAGTTGCAGGGCCTGGTCCTATTCCGGGACGCAAAGACCCAGGAGGACAAGATCAAGGCGGTGCTTGCGGCGATGATCCAGCTCGACCAGATCGGACAGCATGCGGCGAGCCTCGACCTGGGCGAGAAGATGTTCGGCGCCCAAATCGTCGATCGCATGCGACAGGGCCGGACCAGCGCCGAAAGCATGCTGGCGACGATCAAAGACGCCAGCGCCAACGCGGACGGAATTTTCAGTAACGCCCTGGTCGAGCGCGCCAAGGAAGTCGACGACCAGCTTAAGCTTGCCCATCAGCGGCTCTCGACCGCGTTGAAGCCGTCCTGGGATGACCTCGCCAGCGTCTTGATGGACATCAAGAGCGGCTGGTCGGACGTGGTCGGCTACATCGCCAAGGCGGTTGAGTTGTCTAACAAGCTTCCGCGTATTCCCGGCATGCCGGCGAGCTCCAGTGACGTTGGCGCAAAGCGAGACGCCCTCGACCAGGTCAACGCGCGCCTCAACGGGACCGGCGGCGGTTTACTCGGTTCCGTCAATCTCCCGCCGTTGTCCATCCCCGGCCTGGGGCAGATTTACAACGGCACCACGGCCGACCTTGAGGCACACCGCGACCGGCTGCAAAAGGAGATCGCGGCGCTGACGGCGAACGGGGAGCAGTATGGCCCGACCGCACCGAGCCAGACGCGCGGCACCGGCCCCGCGCCCACGATGATCAGCACCGGCAACGACGTGGACAAGCTCGGCACGGCTGCCGACAGCATTGAGAAGCGCACCGCCGCATTGCAGGCGGAAGCCGCCGGCCTCGATCTCGCGACCAGCGCACGCGAGCGGAACAAAATCGAGGCGCAGCTTCAAACAGTCGCGATGCAGGCCAACGCCGCTGCTGGCAAGGGCGAGAAGGTCGTCACCGAGGAACAGCGCAAGCGTATCGAGGAAGTCACGACCGCGTATGCCCAGGCCACCGAGGCGATCGAAAAGGCCACCGTCGCACAGTCGATCCGGCGAGGTCGCGAGACCTCGCTGCTCGATCCACAGGACGTGCAGATCGCGAACGAATTGAAGGGCCTCTATCCCGACGTTGCGACCGCGCTGAACTCGGTGGAGGCCAGCGCCATGCGGACGAATGAAGCTATGCGGTCCATCGGCAGCACCATGTCGAGCAGCCTCACGAGCGGCCTAGCGGACATCCTGGACGGCACCAAGAGCGTTTCGGCGGGATTCGCCGACATGTCCAAGGCGATCGTCCGCGCGCTCGAAGAGGCGATGATCAAGGCACTTGTCGTCGCGCCGATCATGCGCTCGCTAACTGGCATGTTCGGCCTGGGTGGTTCCTCTCTGCCCTTGCCCGGCGAGGGCGCATTCATTGGGCCGGTAGCCAAGGCAGACGGTGGATTCATCACCGGACCAGGGGGACCGCGCGACGACAAGATCCATGCGCGCTTGTCCAATGGCGAGTTTGTCATCAACGCGGCCTCGACGGCGAAGCACCGCGCCGCGCTCGAAGCGATCAACAGCGACCGCATCCCCCGATTCGCGAATGGCGGCTTGATTGGCGGCACCGGCAGCGGGGCCGCGCCGATGATTGCCCCCGCGCATGTGATCGCACCTTCGATCTCCGTCAACGTGCAGGGCTCGCCCGGCCAGTCCGCCCAGGACCACCAGCGCACCGGCGAGAACATCGCTAGGTCCCTAGAGCATCAGGTCCGCAGCATGATTGCCCAGGAACTCCGCACCCAGCGGCGTCCCGGCGGCGTGCTGCGGTAAGAAAGAGGGCTTGATCCTCAAGCCGCGCGCTATATAGCGCCTGAAAAACGAAAACCCCCGCCGGCGAAGCGAGGGTTTTCCAAGGAGTGCCCAGTTTAGGTGTCAACACTGACTGGACGGTCCAGACCCAAGGTTCCGAGGCCCATGTCTGAACAGTTTGATTATAGCACTTGCGATCAAGATCGCGCGCAAAATATCGACGATCGCGAAGAAAAAAGAACCGCGCTCCCGACTGAATGGGAAGCCGCGCTCGCGGACCTCGACGACGAGCCCGCGCCGGCCTCGACAGAACCCGAAGTCGAAGAGCAGCTCGACGTAGAGCCGGCGCGCGTAAAGCCGAACTACCGCGCCATGTTCGATGCCGCGGAGGCCAAGAAGAAGCTCGCCAAAGGTCGCAACCGGCAGCAGCGGCATCGCGCGCGACCACGGGAAACGAGCATCGCCAAGCTTGCGAGCTCGCTTCGTAAGGCGATTGCGAAGTCGCGGGGGAATAAGCAGCTCGAGCAATTGGGCGAGCGGGTGGCGGAGCTTGCCGGCTTCCGCTTCCTCTCACGGATCATCATTGCGCAGCACGGCCCCATGTCTGACGCCGCTCTAGCGCGGCACCTTGACCATGGCGACGGCTTCACCCGAAAGAAGGTATGGCAGTTGCGCCAGATCGTTGCTGACCTAGAAGCCAACGGCGGACCGTGGCACGACATCTAGCCTATAATTTCGGAATTTCTGGCGTCACGCTCTTGAAAAATTGTAGTAGTTTCAATTGGTTACAGAGGCAGGATGGAACAGATCTTTAGGCAGGGTGGAACAGATTGAAAGCGTTCTGTTCCACCCTGTTTTCAGAAACCCTATAAAACAAGGGGTTTTTGAAAAGTCGACATGTCACGTTTGCTAGAAGTAGGTAGTTGTTTAGTTGTTTAGAATAGTGGGGAGCGTTAGCTCCCCTAGGAACCGTGACAGCGAAACTCGCGGTCTCCCTCGCTCCGCTCGGTCGCTTCGCTCCAAGGGCCGCCTCCGGCGTCCCGCTCTTGAAACCACCTCCGGAGATGGGAAGTGTTTGCGAGGAAGTTGAAGTTGGACTGCTCCCGGCCATACGCCGGCCTCCGGCCGGCTCATATCCTGGTCGAGAACTCTCCGGCTCTGGCAAACCCTTCCGGCCATGCTCGCCGCCTGCGGCGGCTCACGACGGCCACGGTCCTGAGGGAGGCGTTCCGGTCCGCGCGCGGTCGAGCGACGTGCGTTTACCGATGATGCCCAGGATCAGCAGCAGCGAGTCAGGATTCGTTTTTTCGTGCTGGTAGCTACCAGACACCGGACAGAGGGGCTGACGCATCAGCGGGCTTCTAATCGAGGCCTAAAATGGAAGGGCTGCCGAATACCGATCAACTTCTTATCGAAGCGTTAAACGATTCCCGTGATCCTGCGGGCATAGTTTAAACATTCAGAGGACAACGATGTCCGAAGTGATCAATTTTCCGCGCCCCCAAGAGTCCCCTGCGGTGCATCCCGGCGTTCTTCGTGTTCAACAGCTTGCAACTGTATTGTCCAAGCTGCACGGAGCAAACCTGCGCACCCAAGACGACATGCGTGGCGCGCTATGGATCCTCGATCTCACCAACCAATGCGTTCGGGTTATTCTGTCAGACTTCAAGGATGATCCCTGTATCCGCGAACTCATTCGGCACGCGGAGGAATTGACGGCTTCCATAGAGAGAGCCGGTGGCATGGTTCAGCACCTTGGCCCGGCTTCGCAGAACGCTGCCGTTGCAAGCAGTGATAACGACTCAATTGAACATAGAGCATGAGGTTGGGAGGCCCACGTGATGAGGCTGGTCGCAACGCGTGAGTATTCGTTTCTCGACGTCCAAACTTTGAATGAGCGCCAAGCGCGTGACACGCTTTTTCGATACGGCGAGAATTCTTTTTTGCTGCACATGACTCCCGGCGAAGGGGAGGACGATCATCTTCTCTGGTTGGACTGCCGCGCAGCACTGCTCTGGATCAATCAGAGCGTTGAAGAATACGGATCATTGTAGGGACTGATATAGCGGGCTCAAGCCAATGGTTCAGACTCGGCGTGCACCACGCTTTCGCGTGTCCAAGCCAGCGCAGATCGAGCGCGGAGGCGACAAAACTCCCTGCACAGTTCGTGACATTTCTACGTCGGGCGCAGCACTTCAACTCTTCAACTCGATTGACAGAATACCCTCCGCCTTCACGTTGATTATCCCAGAAGATAATTTGAAATTGCGCTGTCGGGTCGTCTGGCGGACACCCTTTAGGGTGGGCGTGATGTTCGATTGAAGATTGAGCCGGGCTTTGATGGCATGAAAGTCAGTTCTGACTTACAACCATCAGTAGAATAACTGAGTTGACGCGACTTCCCGAATATGAGTCTTATGCCGCCACACCGCTAATGGTGGGGCTCAAGGGAATTCCAATGCTGATTGCTGACGATCGTTACTTCGCGCTCCTGCGCACGCTGACCGACGCACACGCCGGCTCCGACGACTACGTCGCGATGGGCCGGGGCTGGGTGGAGAACCGCATTCAGGTCGCCTTGTGCGCGGCCGACGTCTATCCGGCGAGTAGCGCCGATTGTGATCCCGACCATCCGTCGATCGTGCTGCACGGCGAAGAGCCGTCGTCCGAACTGGTCGCGGAGGTCGAGCTGATGCTCGCCAGCCTGGGCAGATGCAAGGGGTAAGAGAGGGCTGGGGAAAAGCGGGATACCCGTTGAAGCGGGGAGATTTCAGGGGCGGCGACTCACAAATCTCTACTAGAGTTCCGTTGTTGGCCGAGCTGATTCGGCTGGCCATGAAAGAAAACCGGGCTCACCCCTACCAAAAGGTGCCCGGCTTTCATGAAGTCAATCTCCCTGCGGCCTGTTGGCCGTCTTAACTTATGCATTCAGTAATACTGAAGGCCTGAGTCCGGTCAAGAGGTCCTACCCAAGGACTGAAAATATTGAGGAAGACAAAGTTTACGTTCGACGAAGCTGTGGATGTTTGGCTTCGCTACTGGAGTGGTCAGGTTCAGAGCGACATCGCCGCCGACTACCGCATCAATGCGGGGCGTGTGAATGAAGTCCTGAAGGAAAAGATCCACCTCGGAAGCAAGCAAATCGCAGCTTCTAAGCGTTCAGCGTAAGCGATACCCCAGGACGGGCGGCTTCGGCCGCCCGTTTCTGCGAAGCAGGCGCGCAGCGATCAGCATCCTCCAACGCTTCAAGTCGGATGAGTCGGAAGCCGTGCGGGATATGCGTAGCCAAAAAGCAGGGCAACCAGGAAAAGCGTTATAAGAAGCAGGACCGCGGAATAGATGTGTTTAACCGCGAATGTCGAGAGCCATATTCGCGCTAGGCCCCAACGCGTGAACCAAGGATACCTTTCCGGATTCTCGGTCTGATAACGCTGGAAATCTACGTCCTCGTGATTGATGCTGTATTTTTGAAGCGTAGCGTTGTATCGGGCTGCAAGCTCCAGCAGCTCAGGTTCCTGGATAGCGTCCAGCTTAATGCTGAGTTCGCGTGTTATCTCACTCATTTCGAGGCCGGCACGATGATGTTGCTCGGCACTAACGACATCACCGCTAGAATATTGGAGTAACGAGGACACCAAAATCACGATCGAGAATACGATCGTTATGAAATTTAGGTTGTCTGCCACTTGCAGCGGGACTTTGATGAAGTAAGGAAAAGCAGTTAGGATAATCAGATAGGCTGATGTAATTGCGGTGACCCTCGTTAAGGCCCGGTCTTTTGCCGCTAGGCGCTTGGCAGCATTGAAGCGCGAGCCCGACGTAGACTTCAGGCCGTGTAGAAGCTTTTCCGCAGCTTCTTTCGTTGTCATTGTGATTTTGCTCCAGAATGCAATTCAAACGATAAAGCCTCGACCATCGCCACGCGATCACGCAGCGGACCTTCGGGTAAAATGCCATAGCGGCCGGTCGTGCTCGCCTTCGTGTGCCCTAGCAGAATGCCGTGCTGCTCGTCCAGATACCCGGCCGCGCGGAAGGCGTCCGTGACGTTGTGACGGAAGCTGTGGAAGTTGACCCGCCTATCCACCTTCACGCCGACGGCCTTGAAGTAGCCATTGAAGAATTTGGAGGCCTCGCCGAAATAGCCGCGCTTGTCGCGCTCTACTTCAGGAAACAATCGCTGACAGCCGCTTGCGGCCACGCCGGCATGGTAATCGAGACAGCCCAGCTCGATCAGCCTGGAATGCACCGGCACCACGCGCATAGACCCTTCCGTCTTGGTGCTCTTGGCTGCGCCTTCCTCATCTTCGTCACCCACCTCGGTGATGTGGAATATCCACGTCCCGTGAAGCTGGCGCACGTCTGCCGTCAGCAGCTGGCAAAGCTCGCCAAGGCGAGCGCCCGAATAGATCGCGATCAGCGGAATCCAGTAACGCCAATCCCGGACAGCAGCATTCCCCAGTTTGCTCTCAGCACCGTCGCCTAAGCATGTGCCGAACAGCGGCGAGCTGAAGATCGTCTGTAGCTGTTGCTCGGTGAAGGGGAAGCGGTTCTTCTTTCGCTTGTCGATCGACAGATACATACCGCTCATCACGTCATCGTCGATATACTCGTTCTGCAACAGCCACCGCGCGAAGCTGCCGAGCGCTGCCAGATATTTGTTGATCGACTTCTGGCTGATCGGCGGTTTTTTGACGGTCTCATTCGCCTCAATCACCTTCCGAAACGACATGCCTTCGAAGGCCTTACTGTCCGCCGCCTTCACGGGCCAGCGCGCCAGCTCTTGCTTCCAGTTGCGAACAGCTTTGCGCGTGATCACCGAGACGTGCGACGCCTCGCCGACGAACTCCGCAAATAGCTTCACGATCTTGCGGTTCTGATCCCAGGTGTCCGGCCGCGCGTCTCCAATCCGCTCGGCTTTGAACTTGTCGTAAAGCTCCATGAGCGTTTCGCCGGGGGCCGCAATCCGTTTGCCGTGAGTAAGGTCGGCCGGCACCACGACCGGATCAGCGGGCACACCGGCCCAGTTGCCGGCATCACGTTCGGCCGCGCGCTCAAGAACCTCAACCTGGGCACGCTGTAACCGCTGGCACAGATCCCTATAGGCCGGCGAGCCCTTTGCGATCAGGAGCTGCTCGCTCTGGATCACGTCATCGGCCTTCCATTCGATCAGGGCCGTCTCTCCGGTCGCGAGGTGCTTCTTAAGCTCGGCAAGCTGGATGGAGCGTCGCTCGCGGTCCAGCTTCGCGGCGTCCTTCATGGCGATCAATTCAATGGTCGCGTTCAATTGCATCATCGGATCGGCGGACCAGGCCACGCGTCCGGTCTCGATGCCGGCAGCCAGCTTGTTCGTGGCCTCCTGCACTGTTGTGCGCGTCGGGAGGGCCGCGCGCGCCCGGCTATCGTGCTGAAGCTCGCCCTCATAGTGCGACCAGACCGCTGCCTGGAGATCAGCGCGGGACGGCTCGCGGCGCTGCTCAAGCTCGGCGAATTGGGCGCGGAAGGATGCGATGACTGGCGCCGCTCTGTCGCGTGCTTGCCGTCGATCACTGGTGCCGAGAGACTTCCAAATCTCTTTCCGCTTGAGCATCGGCTGTAGCTTCAACGGCACGCCGACGCGGACATAGTAGGACGTGCGACCAGGGCGCTTTTGGATATTTGTGGCGATAGACAT